CCTATCAACAGGTTTATGAACCTCAAGAACTGACCGAGGAAGTAGAAATTGCTACTGAATATTTCTATGAAATGGGTTTAAATGAGAATGGAATTGATATTCTTATTGAAGAACTTGGAGAAGAAGAATTTGTTAATTGGGTATATGATATTTCTGAAGAATATACTCTGAGTGAGGCGAGAGCAGGTGGAGTAAGAGTAGAACCAGTAACAAAAACTGGCAAGTCAATTGGATCTCTGAAAGGTGGTGCTAGAACTTCTGCTATTAGATCTAGACAAAAAGAAAAGGCAGCAAGAAAGGAAGCAGAAACATCTGCATCAGCAGCAAAACCATCAGGAATGACCGCTGCTCTTAGAAGTCAAGCAGCATATTCTGCTACTCAAAAACAAACACCTACTAAGAAACAAACATCATCTCCGCAGCAAACTAAAAAAGGCATTGGTGGATTGATTGGATCTATTGTACAAAGAGCAAAACAAGATACTGAACTTCTTGGTAAATCAATTCAGACTGCAAGAGATGTTGCATCACGTAGAGGTGCTGAAGTTGCGGCGGGTTATGGTGCATTAAGAGCAAAAGGCAGAGAAGCAGAAAAATCTGCAGCAGCAACCAGAGCAAGAAGAGTTGCAACTGTTGCAACTGGTAGAGCAGCACAGGCAGCTGGAAGAACTGCTATTAAGGCAGCGGGCGCTGCAGGTGCTGCTGCAGGAGCTGGAGTTACTGCCAGAAGAGGGGGAGCAACGCCAGCACAAACTGCTGGTAGAGTTGCGGGAACTTTTGTTCGCAAAATGACTAGAGAAGAATATAATTATATTCTTGAGCATCTTCTTGATGAGGGGTATGCAAATAGCATTGAAAATGCCGAAAAGATTGTAATGAACATGAGTGAAGAGTGGAGAAATTCTATTCTTGAAGATTGAGTCCACTTTTTTAACTGTCCACTTGGAGGTCTTCGGACCTCCTTTTTTTGTATAATTGATTTGTAATAAAAAAATCTTATGGCAGTCTCTCACGAAATCAAATCCCAACTTGCTAAACTGCTTGCCACTGAAGACTTGGTAGTTGAGCATAAAAAAGTTTCTACTGCTTGCTTTAATGTCCATACTCGTGTCCTGACGCTTCCTCTGTGGGAAAAGGCAACTGGACTTGTGTATGACCTTCTGGTGGGGCATGAGGTAGGACACGCTCTCTTTACTCCAGATGAGGATTGGACTGAGACTGCAAAGGTTCCTCAACAGTTTGTGAATGTAGTTGAGGATGCTCGCATTGAAAAACTGATGAAACGTAAGTATGCTGGTCTTGCCAAGACTTTCTTCAATGGTTACAAAGAACTGAACGAAGAAGATTTCTTTCAACTTGGAGATGAAGATATTTCTACTTTCAATCTTGCAGATCGTGCAAACCTTTACTTTAAGATTGGTAATTTTATCACTGTTGATTTCAATCCAGAGGAACAAGAAATTATCAATCTGATTGGCGCGTGTGAAAGTTTTGCAGATACTCTGATTGCTGCAGATGAACTTTACAAATATTGTAAGAAAGAAAAGGAACAACAGCAGAAAGTTGCTGACTTTGATTCTCATGAAACTCAAGGGAACTCCCAGTCTCCTGCAAGTGATTTTGTGGAGACTAATGACTCCTCTTCAGAACAGGAAGTTGAGAGTGATAACTCTTCCGAAAAAGAGTCTTCTGAATCCTATGGTGGAACTGCTCAGGGTGATGAAACTCCTGTAAAGTCTTCTACAGTTGAAGAAGAACCTGAGGTTCGTACTGCAGAATCTCTGGAAGATAAGATTCGTGACCTAGTTGGTAATGATGAATATGAGAATACTTACATTGAAGTTCCTCAAGTGAATTTAGACACGATTATTGGTAAGAACTCTGAGGTTCATAAAGATATTGATGATTCATTTAATCACCAACAGAAATTGCATAATGAGTGTGCTAAAGATAAAGGATTTACTCCCACAAATCTTTATAAAGAATCTGATATTGATTTTAAAAAGTTCAAGTCCTCTGCTCAAAAAGAAGTTAACTATCTGGTAAAAGAATTTGAATGTCGTAAGGCAGCAGACCAATATGCTCGTGCATCAACCGCTCGCACCGGAGTTCTTGATACAACTCGTCTTCATACTTACAAATATAATGAAGACCTCTTTAAAAAGGTTTCTGTGATTCCTGATGGAAAAAATCATGGTCTAGTGTTTGTACTGGACTGGAGTGGTTCTATGTGTGATGTGATGCTTGATACTTGCAAGCAATTATTCAATCTTGTTTGGTTCTGTAAGAAAGTCTCTATTCCTTTTGAGGTTTATGCTTTCACAAATGAATGGCGTCGTGGCGAATATGATTATGAAAATGATCGTTATCTTGCCGCAGATCGCACTCCCCATTATCAAAAGAAAGACGGACTTATGGTTGTAGATGAAACATTTGCTATGATGAATATTCTTACTAGCAAAGTTTCTGGTAGCATACTTGAGCATCAAATGCTTAACATTTGGCGTCTTGCTTATTGTTTTGGTAGGACTTATAGTTCTCCTTATACTTACTCCAATCGTCTTGGACTTTCTGGAACTCCTTTGAATGAAGCACTCATTACTCTTCATCAAATTCTTCCTAAGTTTCAGAAAGAAAACAAACTTCAAAAAGTTCAGTGTATTGTTCTGACTGATGGTGAAGCAAATCAACTCGTTCATCATAAAGAAGTCAAACGCCAGTGGGAAAAGAATCCATTCCTTGGAACTGGATACATTAATCCAATGAGCACATTTCTTCGCGATCGTAAGTTGGGAACTACCTATAAAATTGGATATGGGTATCATGAATTTACTGATGTTCTTCTCAGGAATCTGAAGGATAAATTTTCTTCTATGAACTTTATTGGTATTCGTGTACTTGAAAGTCGCAACTTTAGTCGGTTTGTTCAAATGTATCATTCACAACTTGACAAACAGTATGAAAAAATTCAAAGTGATTGGAAAAAAGTGAAGAGTTTTACTATCACAAAGTCTGGTTATGATGCGTACTTTGGAATGTCTGCGACAGCACTATCTCAGGATACTGAGTTTGAAGTTGCTGAAGATGCAACCAAGTCTCAAATCAAATCTGCATTTGTAAAGTCTCTTAAGACTAAAAAACTAAATAAAAGGGTATTAGGAGAATTTATCTCTTTAGTTGCATGAGAACATACAAAGAGTTTATTAATGAATCTGGTGATTGGTGGCATCCAGACCCCAAAAAAGATGCCGCTATTAGTGGACCGGGAAATAAAATGAGATCCCGTGAAAACCGTGGTCAAGATATCTCAGCGCAAACAAAACCAGATTATAGTAATCGTCTAAAACCTGGTGAGACTTACATGCAATTTGCTAAGCGTAAAGGTAAAGTTACTGTTCCATCAACAAAACCATCAATTAAAGATAGGATAAAAAGTAAACTTGGTAGTGTAATTGATAAAGTTGCTGGTATCAAATAAGCAAAGCACTGAGGACAGTTTGGAAACTGTCTATGGGGTCCTAAACGGACCCCTTTTTGTTCTATAATGACTGAGTTGAAACAAAGCAAACGAATGGCACTCTCCTCTGACTACATCCGCACTTCCCTTCAGAACCTATATGGAAACACCATCACCGGTGCTGATATTCGTGCCTGGTGTAATCTGAACGATGCTAACTATCAAACTGTAACTAAGAAACTTGATCAATTCAAAGTTGGTCGTGGTAAATGGAATCTTGAAGTGACTCAACAAAAAGTAGAAGAAATCGAACGTACTTTCCAAGCACCGTCTGTGGTTCCCCCTGTAGAGCAAAATCTTATCCCTGATAAAGATGATACCTTCGTCAAGTTTGGTAATTTTGGCGATATTTACAAAATTATCAAGTCCCATCTTTTTTACCCTACGTTCATTACGGGTCTGTCGGGTAATGGCAAAACGTTTTCTGTTGAGCAAGCGTGTGCTCAACTTAAGCGCGAATTGATTCGCGTAAACATTACAATCGAAACTGATGAGGATGATTTGATTGGTGGTTTTCGCCTTGTTAATGGTAACACTGCTTGGCACAATGGTCCTGTTATTGAGGCACTGGAGCGAGGAGCAATCCTTCTTCTTGATGAGATTGACCTTGCTTCTAACAAGATTCTGTGCCTTCAATCTATCCTTGAAGGAAAAGGTGTCTTCCTGAAAAAGATTGGTCGTTGGGTGAAACCTTCTGCTGGTTTCAACGTGATTGCCACTGCCAACACCAAAGGTAAGGGTTCTGATGATGGTCGCTTCATTGGCACCAACGTGCTCAATGAGGCATTCCTAGAACGCTTCCCCGTGACCTTTGAGCAGTCTTATCCTGCCCCTGCTACGGAGCAGAAGATCCTGGAAGGCATCGCTCTGGACCTTGGCGTGGAAGAACGTGACTTCTGCAAGCGTCTGGTGGATTGGGCAGACATCATTCGCAAGACCTTCTACGATGGTGGTATTGAAGAAATCATCAGTACACGCCGTCTGGTCCACATCATTCGTGCCTATAGCATCTTCCAAGATAAGGCAAAGGCAATTCAAGTGTGTGTGAATCGTTTTGATGACGAAACCAAGCAAGCATTCCTTGAACTGTATGACAAGGTGGATGCTGACTTTAAAATGCCTGAAGGCGAGTATGTAACTTACGACCTTGACCAACTACCTCAATCCTGATAGAATGTGAGGAGATAAAACTATCTCCTCTTTTTATTATGGATGAGCATCCTTATTCAATTAATGATTTTGAAATTATGCCTGACTTGGCTAAGTATGAGTTTTCTATTAACTCTAATGATACCATTGACATTAAAAAACAACCGTTGATTATGAACGAATCTACTAATAACTTCTGGAAATATAATGAGGATAAAATTCTAAAACAACTTGAAGAATATATTAAAGGTACATATCGACAGCATTATGTTGACCGAACTGGTGGTGGTAATGAACAAACTCTTGATAAAATCAAACACAATCGTCGTGAAGGATTTTGTGCTGGTAATGTAACCAAGTACATTGATCGTTATGATACAAAAGGAACTCCCCGAGCAGACCTTTTTAAAGTTCTTCACTATACTATTCTTCTGATTAACCATCTCAACCTTATTGAAAACAATTGATTATGAAACTCTCCGATAAAACCCTGACCTTGCTGAAAAACTTTTCTTCCATTAATCAATCAATTTTGTTTAAGGAAGGTAGTTCGCTACGGACAATTAGCGTTATGAAAAACATTCTTGCTGAGGCAACGATTGAAGAAGAATTGCCTAAGGATTTTGGCATCTATGATCTGAACCAGTTTTTGAATGGACTTAATCTTCATCAGAATGCAGATCTTGATTTTCAAAATGAAGGTTATGTTGTAATTAAGGAAGGAAAATCACGATCCAAGTATTTTTTTGCAGATCCAAATGTAATTATTATTCCTCCAGACAAGTCCATCTCTCTTCCTTCTGAGGATGTTTGTTTCATTCTAGATACTAAAGAATTGGATAAACTCCTTAAAGCTTCTGTAGTTTATCAACTTCCCGATCTGTCTGTTGTTGGTGAAGCAGGTGTAGTGAAACTGGTTGTTCGTGATAAAAAGAACGATACATCCAACGACTTCTCTGTTGTCGTTGGTGAGACTGATGAAGTATTCACCTTTAATTTTAAAGTGGAAAATCTTAAAATTTTGCCAGGAACTTACGAAGTAGTTATCTCTCAGAAACTTCTTTCTAGGTTTAAGAATACTGGTTTTGATGTTACATACTATGTCGCGTTGGAACCTGACAGTACCTTTGGGTAATTGTCATTTGAGAAAGTTCTTATTGATAAATAATATTAGTTAGAACTTTCTCAAATGTATTGTTTAGAATGTAACTCTCCTCTTAAAAAAAGACAAACAAAATTTTGTTCTCGCAAATGTATGAATGTTTATAATGCTCGTATATTTAAAGAGCAACATAAAGAAGATAATCCAGAAAAGTGGAGAGTTTGTGATGTATGTAATGAAGAAAAAAACATATGGCAATTTTCTTTATTAGACAAAACAAGAAAGACAACAACAGAAAGAAAAACAATTTGTAAAAATTGCTCTGCTGCACTTAATGAAAAAGAAAGAAGAAATAGAGATTGGAAATATAATGCTTGCAAAGTTTTATTGAGTAATGCAAAACAAAGAGCAAAAAAATCAAACATAGAGTTTAATCTCACAAAAGATGATATTAATATTCCAGATACTTGCCCAGTATTTGGATTTCCCCTAAAAAGAGAAGAAAGAGAAACTTGGATGTATGCTCCAAGTATTGATAGAATTGACAATACAAAAGGATATATTAAAGAAAATATTATTATCGTCAGTAGAAGAGCAAACATCCTAAAAAAGGATGCTACAATTGAAGAGTTGAGAAAACTTGCAGATTATTATGAACATTTTTGTGACGCATAAATTTCCGGCAGAAAGTGCAATAGTACTTCCGGACAAATTAATAGTGAAGATGCCTGTTGAAGCTTGTCAGATGCTTTCTATCGTGGCATCAGAGAAGTGGGGGCATGGATACGGAACTCTCCCTAAGGCAGACGGAACCCCCTATAAGACCGAAAAAGGAGCATTCCGCAATCATCCCTGCACCAAGTGGGCACTGGAGAGTATCCACAATGCCTACTGGTTAATCAAGTGGGGATTGAACTTGTCCGATGAATACTGCCTGCGGTATAATAAAACTCACTCCTGCTATAAGACCCTTGTGGATGCATACTATTTGTTCCCCAAGGGCAAGATTACAGACGTGACACCATTTGCTCGTGCTATGCCTGAGGAATGGAAATATGACGACACTATTGATACATTTGAAGCATACAAGAAATATATCGCATCCAAACCTTGGGTTGC